AGATATATTCCTCTGAATGGTGACATCGCTGGATTGATGGCAAGAACTTCCATCAACTCATTCCCTTGGTTCTCACCCGCTGGTGCAACTAGAGGAACAATCAACAATGCAATTAAACTTGCATACAACCCATCTCAAGCACAGAGAGACGCTCTTTATCCTAAGAGAATTAACCCTGTTATCTTCTCTCCTGGCTCTGGTATTGTCTTATTCGGTGATAAGACTGCACAGAAAGAAGCATCTGCTTTTGACAGAATCAACGTTCGTCGTTTGTTCTTGACAATCGAAGGTGTTATCGAAAGAGCTGCAAGATCGCAGTTGTTCGAGTTCAATGATGATCTTACAAGAACTAACTTCTTGAATATTGTTGAACCATATCTTCGTGATGTAAAAGCTAAGAGAGGTGTTAGTGACTTCGTTGTAATTTGCGATGAAAGTAATAACACTCCCGATGTTATTGACTCAAATACCTTTAAGGCAGACATCTTCGTGAAGCCTGCACGTTCTATCAACTTCATTGGTCTAACCTTTGTTGCAACTAGAACTGGAATCAGCTTCGATGAAGTGGTCGGTTCCGCCTAATTAACTCAACCCTTTACTAAATACACACGAAGAGGTCTCTAAATCTCATGGCTAATAAAAATACTCCAAAGCTAGAATCCAGAACCATCGACGACTTTAAATCGAAGCTCGTCGGTGGCGGTGCTAGACCCAACCTGTTTGAGGTTGAACTAGTATTCCCATCTGCACTTAATGAAAACGCTACAGGCGAAAAGGGTAGATTCCTCGTCAAAGCAGCAAATCTCCCTGCATCTAACATCAACGTAATTGATGTTCCATTCAGAGGCAGAAATTTAAAGATTGCTGGAGACAGGACATTTGATGTTTGGACAATCACAATCATCAACGATACTGATTTTGCAATCAGAAATGCGTTTGAAAGATGGATGAACGCAATCAACAAACATGATAATGCAACTGGAGAAGTGACACCAGCCGATTATCAAACTGATATGTTTGTTAACCAAGTCGGTAGATCACCCCTTGGAAGTGTAGGAAAACTTGATCCTACTGATCAACCATTACCAATTCTCAGAAAATACAAATTCCACGGAACATTCCCAACTAATGTAAGTGCGATTGAACTTTCATACGATCAAACAGATTCTATCGAAGAGTTCACAGTGGACCTACAAGTCCAGTGGTGGGATGTATTTGACGGTGATGGAGCTAACGTCTTTGGTACAAAAGATGAATCAAGCCCAGGCCAAGGTGGCGCTCTACCTTTAGGTCAAGGTTAAAACTAGGTCTTAAGAAAGACTTATAAATAACTGGGAACAGCCCAGTAGTGAGTTAATGGCTAAATTATTTGGATTTAAAATCCAGAAGGACGACGAACAAAATAAGAACGTTGTCTCTCCTGTACCCCAATCTAACGAGGATTCCTCGGACTATTATGTCTCGAGCGGATTCTATGGGCAGTACGTTGACATTGATGGTGTATTTAAGTCTGAGTTTGAGTTAATAAAAAGATATAGAGAGATGGCACTTCATCCAGAAGTGGACAGTGCCATTGAAGATATCATAAATGAAGCAATAGTTTCAGATCAGAATGATTCTCCTGTCGAAATCGATTTGGAGAATCTTCCAGCATCTGCGAAACTTAAAGAACTCATTAGAGATGAGTTTAAAACAATCAAAGAAGTCATGGACTTTGATACAAAGTGCCATGAGATTCTAAGAAACTGGTATATTGATGGTAGAATATATTACCATAAGGTAATTGATATCAAGTCTCCAGAAGAAGGTATTAAAGAAGTAAGATATATTGATCCACTTAAAATCAAGTTAGTAAGAAAATTAAAGTCTGATCCTACTTTGAATGGAGCAATCAGACAAGTTAATGCAAATAATCCATCTGATCTAGAAAGTCCAGAGATAGAAGAGTACTATCAATATGATCCTAGTGCGACTAATAGTAAAAATGCTCTAGGTGGTATAGGTCAAACTCCCTTCTCCACTAAACAGAGACCAATAAAGATTGCACCAGATGCTATCACATTCTGTCACTCAGGTTTAGTTGATAGAAACAAACAAACTATTCTTTCTTACTTACATAAGTCAATCAAAGCACTTAATCAACTTAGGATGATTGAGGATGCTCTTGTTATCTACAGGTTAAGTCGTGCTCCAGAACGTAGAATATTCTATATTGATGTAGGTAATTTACCAAAACAGAAAGCGGAACAATACCTTAAAGAGGTGATGAACCGTTACAGAAACAAACTTGTATATGACGCATCAACAGGAGAAATTAGAGATGACAGAAAACACATGTCCATGCTCGAAGACTTCTGGTTACCCAGAAGAGAAGGCGGACGAGGTACTGAGATCACTACGTTGCCAGGTGGACAAAATCTTGGCGAACTTAGCGACATCGAATACTTCCAAAAGAAACTATACCGTTCATTAGGAGTTCCCGAATCTCGTATCGCTGGATCTGGTGATGGGTTTAATCTTGGTAGATCTTCTGAGATCTTAAGAGATGAGATCAAGTTTACAAAGTTTGTTGGAAGAATGAGAAAGAGATTTTCTCAGTTATTCAATGATATGTTGAAGACTCAGTTGATTCTAAAAAACATTGTCACCCCAGAAGATTGGGAAACATTGGGAGATCATATTCAGTATGATTTTGTATATGACAATCATTTTGCAGAACTAAAAGAAACTGAACTAATCAACGAAAGACTCGGTGTGGTCGCCGCTATTGATCCTTATATTGGTAAATATTTCTCACTGGACTATGTTCGTAGACGTATTCTCAAGCAAAAGGATGAAGAGCTCATCGAGATTGACAAGCAAATGGAACAGGAAATCAAGGATGGCAAAATTGCCGATCCTATGGAAGTACAACAACTCCAACTTGGAGTTCATCCCGAACAGATGCCTGGCGGTGCTATGAATCCTGATCCCAATATGGGTCAAATGCCAGAAGATCCTGGCATAGATGGTAGTGCCACAGAAGCTCCAGAGATGCCCAAGGGCGGCGAAATATAAATAATACTAGTCTAATTCTATATTGACAATAAATGGATAATGATTTACTTGATATGATCGCTGCAGGCCAAGACGGATCTGCAACTGACATACATGACAAGATCAAGGATCTACTGTATGCCAAGGCAGCAGAGAACGTTGACATAGTGAAACCAGCAGTCACAGCTGACATGTTTGGTGGACCTAATCCTCATCTAAACACTGAGGAAGAACCAGAAGAAGAAGAAGAAGCTCCTGGCACACCTAGTTCTGTTGAGGATACAACAGAAGTTGAATCACCTGTCGCAGAGACAGAACCAGTTGATGATGCAGTAGAAGAGGAACAACCTGAGGCTTAACATGAAACTCATCACAGAAGAGATCGAAACCGCTAAGGTTCTTATCGAAGAAAAAGACGGTAAGAAGAATATGTTTATTGAGGGTATCTTTTTACAAGGAAACCTTAAGAACAGAAACGGTCGTTTTTATCCAGTAGAAACTCTTGACAAAGAGGTAAGCAGATACAACGAAGCGTTTGTTGGCAAAGGTCGTGCTCTTGGTGAGTTAGGTCACCCCGAAGGTCCTACTGTAAACTTAGACAGAGTATCCCACAAGATTGTAGACCTTCATAGAGAAGGAACCAATTTTGTTGGTAAAGCACAAATCCTCAATACACCAATGGGTAAGATTGCACAGTCACTATTAGATGACGGTGTTACTCTTGGGGTATCATCAAGAGGTATGGGAAGTCTTAAAGACACTAGCGAAGGCTATAAAGTTGTCGGTGAAGACTTCATGCTTGCCACTGCTGCTGATATAGTAGCAGATCCTTCTGCCCCTGACGCTTTCGTCAATGGCATCATGGAAGGAGTTGATTGGGTTTGGGAGGCAGGAATCCTAAAAGCAAAACAGTCACAGATTGCAGTCGTAGAAGAAAAGACTATGACTCACCCTGCGATTGCGGTTGCTGAGCCTGAAAGGGCAGTGGAGGAAGTCATTGAGAAGACTCAAAAAACTATAAATAAACTAGTAGATCAAGGTCAACTTGACGAGAAGAAGTTGGAAATCTTCCAAAACTTCTTATCAAATCTTTGATTTAATAAATAAACATAGATTATACGATATCTAAACACGTTTTACGACGGAGAGTTCAAAATGTCCCGTGGAGATTTACAAGAAATGGATGTAAAGACACAGCAATCTAATACCGCTGTAAATAGTGGAGCAAGCAAAGGTGATCCGATGCCCTCTACTCCCAATTACGTTCCTGATGGTCAAGGTTCCGTTGAAGATCTTGGTGGTCCTACGCCTGAGAACTCAAAGCCTGATGACAACAGCAACATGCTTAAAACGCCAACCGCGACTATTAAGCAAGTTAAAGACGTAATTACTAAAAACGCTGGTAAAGCTGATCCAATGCCAACTGCACCTAAGTATGCCGAAGAGGCAGAAGCCGACGAATCCCAAGAGGTTGTCGCAGAAGAGGAAGCACCTAAAGAGGACGAGAAGATCGATCTCAATAGTGCTATCGAGGAAGATGTTAACGCACTTCTTTCTGGAGAAGACCTTTCTGAGGAATTCAGAGAAAAGGCTAAGGTGATTTTCGAGGCATCTATCAATGCTAAGATCACAGATATCGAGAATCAGTTAAACGAAGAGTATGCGAAAGCACTCAACGAACAAGTTGAGGAAATCAAAGTCGAACTCACTGAGAGAACCGACTCATACCTCGAATATGTCGCCCAAGAATGGATGGAGGAAAATGCTATCGCTATCGAGAAAGGCATTAAATCCGAAATGACTGAATCCTTCATGGAAGGCATGAAAAAGCTTTTTGAAGAACATTATGTAACCTTACCTGAAGATAAATATGATGTACTAGAAAATATGGTAGACAAGCTTGATGAAATGGAGACGAAGCTCAACGAGCAGATAGAGAAGAATGTTGCACTCAACCAAAGACTTGGTAAGTCAACTGCCTCCACTATCCTAAATGATGTTGCAGAAGGTCTTGCAGTATCTCAAAAAGAGAAACTACAAACCCTCGCAGAAAGTGTTGAGTTTGAAAGTGAAGAATCCTATCGTGGAAAACTAGAGACCCTTAAGGAGTCATACTTCAAAGGTAATAAGTCTCAAGCAACTACCCCGTCCGCACCTCAAGAACTCAAAGAAGAAGCAGAACATGTAGAGCCAGCAACTGGATCTATGGCTGCATATCTTGATGCACTAGGACGAATGAAATAGGAATTCGTTAATTTTTAAGTAAACAACTCTTACAGACCGATGCAACAAAACATCAATTATCAACAACTCACTGAAAAGTGGGCCCCCCTTCTAGATCACGAAGGGTCAGATCCAATTAAAGATTCACACAGAAGGAACGTTACTGCGGTTCTTCTCGAAAACCAAGAGCAAATGCTCAGAGAAGAGAATGCTTTCCAGTCTTTGACAGAAGCATCTCCTACTAACTCCGCTGGAACAGGTGGATTTAGTGGTGGTTCAGCTGCAGGTGGTCCTGTTGCTGGTTTCGACCCTGTGTTGATTAGTCTTATCAGACGTGCAATGCCTAACTTGGTCGCATATGACCTTGCTGGTGTTCAACCAATGTCTGGTCCTACAGGACTTATCTTCGCAATGAGATCCAGATTCACTAACCAGACTGGAACTGAGGCATTATTCGATGAGCCAGATTCAGCATTCTCTGGACAGAACAGTGCTGAGAACCTAACTGGTGGTATGACAGATACCGCTGCTGGTTTCGGTACAACATCACAGAGTGGT